CGAAGGCTTCGGCGGCGGCGTAGTCGGTAGGCGACTGACGCGCTGCACGTGCCCGCGCTATTGCGATCTCGCCAGCCTCGGGAGCAGGCAGGAACGAAAGGGCCACGGCGGTCTCGGAGCGGACGACCTCGGGGCGGTCGGCGTTCTCCTTGGCAATCGAGATGGCGGCGCTGACCTTAGCGTCGGCGGTGTCCCACTGCTTGGAGACTGTAGATACAACGGACGGTGAGGTCGGACCAGGCGGCTGGACTGGCAGCGGGTCGAGGGACGTGCTGCACCCGGTCAGGCAGAGAGCGATGACCAGGAGCGAGCGCATACCTTACTTGCCCCTTTTGAGGGCGTCGAGGGCTTGGCGGCCCTTGGCTTCGATAGAGTCAGCTGCTGCGCGGTGCTTACGAAAGACGAGAGCACCGGCGATGAAACCGATTAGCAGGGCGGCGAGGTGGGTGATCATGGGTTCGGGATAAGTTCGACTTTGACGAGGGGGCCGAGGTCGGCGGGGGTCTGCGGGGTGGAGAAGGTGACAACAACGCAAGCGGAGTCGCAGGTCATGTCTTCGCCGTTCATCTGTGGGAAGACAGCCTTGGCCAGTTCAGCGCCGTTGGCGATGTAAGCGCCAATGATCGTGATGCGGTAGGAGGTGCTCATAGATTATTCGGTGTAGAACCAGCCGCCGTTGCAGTTCATAACCTGACGCACGCCAGGGGTGGCTACGGCCTCGACTTGTTCGCGGTAGCAAGCGCTGCCCGATGCGGTCGCCGTGGTGGGGCCAGCGGTGGTCGTGGCGGCCTGCGTGCCGTTGATGTAGAGGGTGACGTTCCCGGTGCCGTCGGAGTAGATTTGCCAATGGATGCCAGCTCCGTCTGCGATGGCTACGGTCGATGCCACGTCAGTCAGAGTCGTTCCGTTGTGCACAGTAAGCGTAACAAAGGAAGCAACGCCTCCAACTTTCTTTAGGCCGATGCCTTTAAGGGTCATGTTGCCTGTCGTGTTGGTCGAGTATCCACCGAGGCTGATGCGGCAGATTGTGTTAGCGTCTCCAAGGTAGCTTGTAGCACCACCAAAGCCCATCATAGCATATCCAGAAATCCAGACCTTCTTTGAGAAGTCCACTTGGTCGGCTTTGGCGGTGCTCGTTCCGAAGCCAGCGTTTGCTGTGCCGATTGCTCCAAATCTAAATGATGCACGTCCGACTGCCAATGTAGCAAGGTAAACCTGACGGCTAAAAGTCTGAGGCTCACTTGAAGTCGCCGCGCCTGATCCGCTTAACGATGTAGCGTTAATAAACGCCAGCGGATACAATCGAGGGTTAGTCAGCAGGAAACCCTGATTGCCCGGAGCCAGCGACGTGCTGGTCGAGGTAGCCGCAACGACCTGAGCCACCGTCGCAAACGCTGGAACCGCCGCCGTGACGAACGCCGTGGTGGCAAGCGCCGTAGTGTTGTTGCCCGGAGACTGCGTCGTGGCGATCGTGCAAGTCGGCAGGGTGGGCGTGCCGCTAAAGGTCGGGGAGGCTAAGTTCGACTTCAGGTCCAGCGCCGCCTGCAAGTCAGTCTGAGTCGAGAGCGTGCCGGTGATGTCGCCCCAGGCTACCGAGGTTGCAGGGGTGACGCCGCCCACATTGACCACCCAAGAGGCGTACGTTCCCGAGCCGGTGTGGTGGTTGACGTCCACGGTCAGGACGCCAGTGCCAGAGTTGTACGTCAGTACCTCGCCGTGCATATGGTTCGACGCGTCGTAAGAAATCGTGATGTTCTGGGTCGGCGTGTACGAGAGGCCCGTGCCGATCGTGAAGGTCTTGTTGCCGTTGCCGACAGTGTTGCTCGTCGTCGAGCTAGTCAGGTAGCGGTCGCCAACTACAGGGGTTACCCAGATGGAGTCGTAATTCGTGCCGCTCTGCTTCGTGAGCACTTGACCCGTGCTTCCGGCAACAGGCTGGCCTGCCGCGATTACTGCGTAGGTCGAGGCCGCAGCTGAGGTCGTCAGGTACGAAGACATCCCTGCCAGGGTCTGGTAGGTCGAGGCCGCAGTCGCCGAAGTCAGGTAGGCGCTCAGGTCGACGGCCAGATTGCCAGCCGTGACAGCCAGGGGAGCCGTGACGCTGGTGATGTAGTCGGCAGGGAGGGTCAGCCAGCCAGTGTCGTAATTTACCCCCGAGAGTTTCTGAAGCACCTGCCCGGTCGTACCGCCGACAGCCACGCCTGCACCCGTCGCCCCAGTAGCACCCGTCGCTCCAGTGGCTCCCGTAGCCCCCGTCGGCCCTTGAGGCCCGGGCACACCGACGCTGCCCGACAGCGTGCCAGTAACCGTGCCAGTGACCGTGCCGGTGATGGTGGACTGGTCAGCCGCAAAGGTGCCAGAGATGGTCCCGAAGGTCGAGGCCGTCGAAGTGATGATCGCGTCGGGCATGGTCAGCGCTTAGACGGTGACGGAGTCGATGACGTTGACGCGGAAGATTTCGGAGCGCGAGATGCTGGAGCCAGGGAAGACGAACTTGATGTCCCAGCGGGCTAGGCCCAGCGCCCAAGAGGCAGTCGAGCCAGTGTAGGCCACCGTGAAGGACAGGCCGTCGCCGGCGACCGTGACCGTCATCGTGTACTCGTTGAAGTCGCGGTCCTCGAGAGTCGAGGTGATGGTCGTGGCAAGGAGGTTGGCAGGACCAGTCGCCCCGGGTGTCCACGTGAAAGTGCAGGCGAAAGTGTTGCCCTGCGAGACGGTAACTTGGTTGGTGCAGCTCATCGGGTCTTATCGTTGCGGAAGTTGGAAGGGGGAGGGGGGGTTAGGTGATATTCTGCAAGTAGCCAATCGTAAGGACGGGAGTTGTGCCTCCTACGCCAGCGGCATCGCCCCCAGTGAAGTGGCCTGCAATGATTGTAAACGAGCTAGTGCTAGTCGTGACCGTCTGGCCCAGTAGGTCGACCGGGTAGGGGTCATAAAAGTTATCAAGCCGAAGAGTGTCGCTGGTAGGCGGGGTATTCTGCGTAAACCTAATTTCAGGGCCGCCGATGTTGTGTGTATGCCTTAATAGGCCGTTTCCTGCCGTTGTCTTAAGCCATGCCGCGCTGGCCGGGTAGGCTGCGTTATGATCTCCAAACGTAGGCGCACTCGGGGTCGCATTAAAGTTTGAAACGACGGTGCGGATTGCCCGCCATGTAGCAGGGTACGAGTACTCTCCGATGATGTAGCCCATCAGATGCGGGCGTAATAGTAGACAGCCGTGGTCGTGCCTAGTTTGAGGCGGTCGGCCCAGAGGGAGCCGGTGACGTTTTGGCTGACCGTGAAGGTCGTCGGGGTGGTGACGTTGTCGACGGTGATGGTGCCTAGAAAGATATATCCAGCGGTATCGGTATCGGCAACGGCTGGGTCATTCCCACCAATTACCAGTGGGTAACGAGCGCTGGTCACATCCGAGGATGGGAAGTCGTTGGTCGTGGCGTCAGGTCCAGACCGTAAAGCAATGTACGACGTCAGGGTGGTCGCATCGTAATTCACTGAAGTAAGTTCGGCGGTCGGCGGGTCGGCCACGCCAGCAGTGACTCGGTCTAGCAAAACCGTTGTCGAGGAAATGTAATCATCGAGCAGCGGGACGATGTTATTGATTATTCCAGACTGCACCTGATAGATGACATTGCCGCCTGCGTTGATGCTAACGTTAATGATTTTAAGCGGGTGGGTCGTACCATTACCGCCGTCGCGGCTTGGGAACTGCTCGGAGGTGTCGAACGTAAAGCCCTTAGCGGACGAGTCAAACGTGTAGCCAACGCCTGGTTGAATCTTCATGGGGACAGGGCGTAGGTTTCGGGTTCGTAACCTTCGCGGTTATAGCGGACCTCGTACTGAACTTTGTAAAGGGTGCCAAAGTCCTCAAAGGAGATTTGAGCCAGCAGCAGTTGGTTCTTTGTTCCATTGACGAAGACAGTGCCAACGTAGTCCGGGACTAGCTTGATAGAATTAAACTGATTCGTACCGCTGCTCTTGCCGACGCGATCACGCAGGCCCGTGACGTTAGCCGCATCGGTCGTGTAAAAGTGACCAGAAAAAGAGGTCTGCGGGGCAAGGTAGTTTGTCTTGCCGTAGTAGCCAGGGTAAAGGGCTTTCTTAAAGCCGAGGAACTTGTTGCCGTTCTGTTCCTGAAAGCGAGAGCCGTTGTTGCCCTCGTATTCAACGCCTCCAGTGATAGACACAGTAGCGTAAATAGGTGCTGAAGTGCTTCCAGTGCCGACGCCAGCGATAGGTGCGCCAGCAAAGCCAGTAGCCAGTGAGAAGAAGTTTGGGTGCGCGGTGATGTTCTCGGAGGTCAGACCCTGCGAGCCAGTGATCTGCGGTTCGGTGCGTGTTCCAGAGTAAGACGAAGATTCAATGCCGACATAGTCCACGGTAAGGGTGGCGATGTCTAGGGCGTCGTAACTGATGGAGTACTTGTGCGCGGTCAGCGTACCGAGGCTTGTAATCGGGCAGGACGATCCGCGGTTGATGACTGAGTTGACGGACGCGGCCTCGTCAGCCTTCCAGACAACGGTGGCCGTAAGCAGGCCGTAGCCGTCGCCCTGAATCTTAGCACCTGGCTGTTGTAGCGGGGTGGTGAGGGCGTTGCCCTGAGAGATTTTAGCCATGATTATTGTTTAAAGGTTTTCTTGGTAAAGTCGGTTTGCTCTAATGGTGTGTTAGAATTGAACTTCTTGAGTTCGACGAGTTGCTCCTTGGCGACCTCGATGGCTTCGGTCATCTTTTCCATGACGGGGTTAGCGCCTACGCCGACGACGTTGGAGAAGCCCTCGGGTGGCTTAAAGGTGTTCTTCTTTTCCTCGTCAAACATTGACGCGTATTTGCTGCCTTCTGGGCTTTTAAGAAAAGCGTCTAGCGCTCTCTTTTGGACTTCTGGGTCTCCCGCAATCCCTAAGCCCCCGAAAAGTCCGGTTCGACCCGAAGCATCGGCTTCTCGTTTAAGGCGTCGACCTTCTTCTGTCTCAGCGATAAACCTGCGAGTCATTTCAGTTTTGCCAGCGGCGACCTCTTTCTCTTCCTTTTCTCGCAGATCCTTGGCCTTAAAGAAGTTTGCCATCTTGGTCTCCTCGTCTGTGGCGAGTTTGCTCTTCCCTTCCGCAATACGGTTTAAGCCGTCAACGGCTAGCTGCTTTGCCTCGGCGATAGAACTAGCCACTAAGCCGATAATAGCGGAGATGATGGCGAGCGGTCCAGCGAAGGACAGAAACACCGATGAGATAGTATTGCCGAACGACTTGCCAATCTTGTCGAACTGCGAGCCGACCGCCGAGGTCGCCTTAGTCGTGGTCTGCTCCACGGCGCCGCCGGCAGTACCGACCTTAACCCCAGAAGCACGCTTCTCCAGGCTGGCGATGGACTCCTTCGCACGATCTACTGCCTGCGGGACGTCGGAGGTGGCCTTGATGTTTACCTCTAGGGATTGTGCCATGTCAGGGGGTTTCCTTTGCAGGATTGGAAGCAGCAGCTGCCAAGGCTTCCCTCACTTCCTCATCGGCCATGAAGGCTTCCTCTTCGGGCGACATCACCGAGACATCCGCACCGTTGCGAACTCCGAAGGCCGTGTTCATCCAGATGGCCTGACACTCCGGCATCTCCCAGGCGCGCTTTTCTTCGATGCCGTTGGCAATTAGATTGCTGACGATAGCCAGGGGCCAGGGGATGCCCTTGCCGCCGCCGCCCTTGGTCTTGGCCTGCTCCCAGAACTTGGGCCAATGGGCGACTAGGATATAGGAAGAGAAGATAGCCAGCACGCGCTCAAACTCCTTGGGGTTGCGTTCGAGCTGAATGACGCGCCAAGTGTCGGCGATGCCGAACTTCCCGATGGGTTCCTCGGCGCACAACCTGACGGCGAGGATAAGGTCGGCAGGCGTGATGTCTCGCGATCCGTCTATCAGCGGGGACTGGAAGGCTTCAAGGCGTACCCGGTACTTGAGGCACCACGGGTAAAGGGAACGACCCAGAAACCCCTTGAGGGGCGCCGGGTCGATGTAGGCCGAGAGGAACCGTTTGTCCATGCCGCCTAGTGTAGCCCACTTGGGGCTAAGTCAATTAGGCAGGCGTGATGCCTTCGTAATCGATAGCCGTGATGGATACGGTCGTGAAGCCCTTGTTCGAGCCCTTGTCGTCTACTTTTGTGATTGTAAATACGCCCGAAGCCGAAGCCGAACCGCTAGGGTAGGCCGAGTTCGTGTTCAGCGTAAAGGTCAGGACGGCGCCAAGCTGCGGAATTGATGCAGTCTTGGCGATGCCCTCCACAGTAATCTCACTCTTTCGGTCGTCGAGCCTATGGGTCTTGGTCAGGCCAGTCTCGTCGACCACAGTGGCTTCAGCGTTGAAAGAGGACGAGAGCGAGTAGGACTGGACGAACAGATTGCCAAACGTACCGTTGGCGATGCCGTAAATGCAGGTGGTTCCGTTAGAGATGGCGGCCATTTGTAATTGCAGGGTTTGGTAACCTTACGCGGGGAAGACGGTCAGGATGTCGAAGGTGAACGAGGTCGCCCAGGAGCGCTCGTCGATACCCTCGTCTTCGGACTGCATGGTAACGTCATAGCAGGACGCGTCCCCTGTGGCCGTGAAGGCCGCCTTGATGGAGACGAGGTCACGCATATTGCCGGACAGGGCAGCGCAGCGCAGGCGGTGATCGGCGAGGGTCGTGTCGTCGGCGTTTGAAAACAGGGTGATGCGGACCGAGCAGGAGAAGTTGCCTTCGCCTTCGGGGAGGTCGGACGGTGCCCGGGCGGCTTCGCAGAGGACCACGGCCTTGGGTAAGGTCTGCGTGGCGTTGTTGTCCCCGGTCAGGAAGGACACGGTGGTCAGCCCAGTCTGGGTCGAGAGGTAAGTCGCGACGGTGGACTCGACGATGTGACGGATAGATTTAGTGCCCATAAAGTTTAGCGGCGATTAGCCTTGTCGACAGCCTTGCCCATCAGCCTGTCGAGGCGAGCGCTCATTTGTTTAATACGGTTTGCGTATACCAAGGGAAGCACGGACGCGTCAACGCCAATGTTGTTCACGTTGCCCTCAGTGTTAATTGCGGTAACGTCGACTAGCTTGTCTGTAGCCGTTATGCTGTTCATGCCTTTAACCCGGTTGTGTCGGTTAATCCAAGCCACCTTGAGCAGCTGAACGCCAAAGTCTTTTGGCACGCCATTGATGACGGGCTTAGGAAGCGAGCGGAGGGCAGATGCCCAGCCGGCCTTAATCATGCCGACCATCTGCTGGCGGTCCTTAATGTATTGCGTCAGTTCGCCCTTAGTCTCGACGAGCATCTTAACCCTGGTCGGTCGTACGGACTTACCGATGCGGCCACCGAACTTGCCCTTGATGCGGTTATGCGGAGGACGCAGATCAGTGACAAAGCCCTGACCGTATTCGGTCTGGATGGGGTTGGTCGTGTTAAAGTAGTTCTTAGCCTTGGCGAACGCCCTGGTGTAGTCCTGGTCATTGGCAATCTTGCGCATGATTGGGGGCAGGCCCTTCAGCGCCTGTAGTGTGCCCTTGCCGATAATCTTATTGAACAGGCCGATGTCGTTGGACTTGGTGGCGTAGGCAAGTTGATTGCCGAGGAGTGACGCAGCTGAGTTAGAGTTACGGTCATTGGCCGCAACGTAGAGCTTCTTGATGTCGCCGGCCACGGCGTTATCGCCAGCGGTCTGAGCGGCCTTCGATAGGCCACGGCCTCCGCCCTTCGGCATTGGAGGGGTAAAGGTTGCCGCGTCTTGGCAGGCCAGCGCTGCCTGTTCAAGGCAGGCATCCCGCAAGGTCTGTTTACTTAAGAGGGCAAATTGGTTCATCATCTTCATGAACTCAGCCTGAGAAGACTGACTGATGCTGACCGTCACCACGGCTTTACTGGTTATCGTCAATGACGACGAGCGTGATCCATGCCGACCCGGGCTTGTGCGTCTGGGTCGTGATGCGGACGG